TGTGCATTTTTATTTACAAATAAAACATTCTTACTTTTTTTTATAGTTGTAGGAGTGCATGTATTTGTCGTAATGGATTGAAACTCTAAATCTAATAATTCTTCATAATCTTGTTGTTTCTTTTTGTTATCTGTAACTGTTTTTACTTCAGTTGTTCTTCGGTTAATGGGGAAAAGGTTGGCAATGGCGTTTTCTTAGAAGGTTCTTCCTTTATATTGTCGTCTTCGTCTTCGTCTTCGTCTTCGTATTCGTATTCGGTTTCACAGTCATCGTTATCGGGTTCAATGCATGGTATTTGCACTAGCATCATACAAAACATTTTACCGCATATATAACAATCTGGATCGTCTGTTGAAGTTGAACAATTACAGTGCTTACATCTATATTCGCTATAGTATACAGTGCATTTTTTGTCCTCTTCATTGTATTTCTCTACCGCTTCACTAGCCTCTTTCTTTATTAAATCTTCTACCTGTTCGTTATCCATTCCAAAAACCTCTTCTTCTGCTTCCTCTTCCTCGCTTGCCGCTGCTTCCTCTTCCTCTTCAACGAAATCGTCTACATTCCACCCTTCTTTTCGTAAAGTATCCGCCTTATCTTGAAAACAATTCTCACATAAACACAATTTTAAATTGTGTCCATTGACTTCTATACTCAATTCAATGATATCATCAGTATTTATTTTGATAGCACATGTTTCGCACTTTTTTTTATCTTCATTGCATGAGGGATCGTCACTTTCTTCCTCTTCTTCTTCTTCGTCCCTTTCATCACAAGCATTACCACATAGATATTGCCCAGTCCCTTTCATTTGAACTATATCTTTAGTTTTTCCACATAAGTCACACTCGGCTTCTTGATTATTTGGCTCTTCTTGTACGTATAAAATATCCCCACCTGCATCGTTGTTATAATACCCATCACATTGGTTACATTTTAGCCACGGATCCCCTTGATACGTCTCTTCAGTATCTTTTTTGAAATCCCAATCAGGTGGATACTGGTCGCAATCCATGTTAATACATAAATAAACTAAATCAGTCTTAACATACTTACATTGCTGTGCAGAACCGGTTAAAATCTGTTCCTCTTCTTTTTCTTCGACCTTTTCATCTTCATCATTATTTATAATATCTCCAAATCTTGCTCCGTCACCTTCGTCATCCTCTTCCTCTTCACTTTCATCATCTTCACTTTCATCATCTTCACTTTCATCATCTTCATCATCATCTTTATCCTCTTTATCAAGTTCTACACCTCCAACTATACTATATAGAGTATCGTCTATTTCCCAACCATGTTCATCCACTAGTTCTGAATCATCGTAAGGATATTCATTATCAACATCTTCAAACACATCTAGATTAATTTGTTTCTGTAGTTGTTTATCATATTTATCAATATTAAGAACCTCTGCATCATACTCAACTAGATTATCGGTGCTTGCAGCACACGTGCAGTATTCGTTTAGATTAACTTCATTCAGTTTAATAATTTCTTTTGATTCTGAAATAGTCAGGTCCACTTCAAACTCGCCATATCTCCATATTTTCGTAACCTTCAAAGATACTCGGGTATCACCATACATTTTGGTATACATAATGTCCTCGTATACTGACTTTTTATATGAAGGTGTTACTAAATAACATGTTGTTTCTTCCGTATCTTCCTTTAATATTGACATTGTATTGGCTAGTAGCTAGTCTATTAAGTAATTTATATAATAGAATAGTTGGGGGTTAGTTTCAATTTAACATTTAAAATCCTGGGTTATCTGTAAACACTTTTGGAACACCTCCTGTGAGACCAGTTTTTTCGGACACACTACTAGATAAGTTTTCTAAATCAAGCTGTTCATATATAAATGAACCACTAACAATACTAACAAACATTAGCACCGTAGTACGGAATGTATTACGAGGACTATATTCTTCTTTCTTGATTATCTTTTTATCTATATAGTGAATTAACGCATATATGATACACGAACATGTTGCTAGTATCAATGTATTCATTTAATCTACACTGTTAAATAAGTTTTGTGCATATAACGCGATTATGTTAATATTTCTATATCCATTAATGGATCTAAATCAAGAGACAACGACGGCATCTCTATATCATGAACATCTATTGTATCAAGTGAAATTGGATCAGTTGATATTTTAATCGTATCCTCTTCCTCTTCCTCTTCTTCTTGTTTTCTCATTTCGTTTCGAACCTTACTAATCTCCTCAAGTCTTTCCAAGTCCTTGGGTGCATTAATAGTATATTCGTTCTTATTTGTATCTACTGCAGTATCCATATCATTAAATGATAATGTGGATGGCGATTTCTCTATTTCAGTATTATCACTGGTTAGTGGTTGTTCTACTTCAATTGAGATGTTTTCGTTCTCTTCGACTTGTTCATCATGTCCTCCACGTTGTTCTTCATCCTTCTCTTCAGGTGGTGTAATATCCTCCTCTTTAACCTCTTCCTGAATATCATCTTCTGTTGTTTCATCTAAATAACATTTAAGTATCGTCTGGATAGGAATACTTTCGCGAACTGTGTTAAGTATACACTCCTGGGTAATAACTTCAAGTTCACGATTGTTCTTTTGTTTTTGTAAAGGTGGTATATTCATGTCAAACAAGTAGACATTCTTATAAAACTGTCTGGCAGTATGTATGTATACCTTATGGATAAATGCATCAATCCCCATAATATCCATATCTACCTTCTTCGCTTTTTGTCCAACTCTGACGGATGTCAATATCTTTAGTTGTATAACATGAACACATGTAATTAGATCTTCTAAATATTGACACCCACTTTTGTCAATAATTCTCTTTGTTTCCGTATCGACCATCTCGTTACTCCATTTTGGTATTCTTGAAATAAAATTTTGAAATGTCATCAAATACTTTTCCATTTCGTCATTATTTTGACACAACCTTATGGATTCGTCTAGAATAGATCGAAAACCATCAATGATGTGAGGAGTTAAAATTGTGACAAGTCTAGATCCCCACTCATTTTTTGATTCATGAAGACCACTTGGAGTAAAATCATCCATTTACATAACAATCATATTTTCTAAATCATCATTTGAACACAAAAGAAACATATCTAATAAAAAAAACATGGCTAATTTTTCATTTCTATATTCTTTTCGGGCTTGGCCAAAATAAAATAAAACATGATTATGGTAATATGTTGATATATTAAATGGTGTTTTTCCCTTAAAATATTCAATCACGTCTAAACATGTAAATCCCCTGTCGTATAAAGTTTCAGAACATTCACCTAATGTTTTTACGTCTATATTATCCTTTAATTTATTGATTATTCTCTTTACAGCAGAAGATTTGGATTTTACACGTTCATTGTACATGTCAGAGTTTTGTATTTTGTATTTGTACAGGTTTACATGTTCGCCATCTATTAGTGGAGATTGCACATACACCTCACAAAATCTAGACATAATTGGTCGTAATAATTTATATTTGTCTTCTACAACTATAAAGAACCTTGTTGTGTGACTAAATACTTCAATACATCTTCTTAATGCAGACTGTGCATCTATTGTTAATTTATCAGCGTTTGTTAAGATAATGCTTTTGAACCGATTTCCATTTTGTGTATTTATATGTGTCTTTGCAAAATGTTTTAAATCTTCACGAATAAACTTAATACCCTTCCCCTGTGCACAGTTGACATACAAAACATGATCTTTTATTACATGTTGATCATTTTGATAAACGATATCCATAAATTTCCCCAATAATGTTCTTTTTCCAGAGCCAGATGGTCCATGAAAGATTATATTTGGTATGCTCCGGTTTTCATAAAATCCCTTTAATTTTTCTAATGTATCTTCATGTATAGATATCATATTTATAGGTAATTATATGTAATTATATGTAATAGATAGTTGTATTGTATGTCTATATTGATTACACTACAACATAAATGCCAAAATTAACCGCACGTTACGATTACTTATTTTCTTGATTTTTTACTTTTACGGGTTGATTTTTTGTGCGATTTGTTATGTTTACGAGAACGTGTTTTACGTGTCTTGTGTTTTCTCGGTTTACCACCCTTTTTCTTTGCCGGTATCATATTCGACCATTGTGCAAAGTTACTTGGTGGTAGGTTACCTCTTTTTGTAGGTATTATTTTTCGTTCAGGAGTGTTATTAATTGCCCCATTCTTCTTACCGTAAACATCGCTAAAATCAAAATCACCCATACCAACATTTTTATTACGAGGAGGAGTTGTGGGAGCTTCCATGTATGACATGTATATATAATCATAAGAAAAATAATATTTATTTACATCTTTGAACATTTAAAACGCCGAGTTACTAAAAGTTTTATTACTCCTGAATATATTAAAATTGATTCGCAATTTAATAATTATATCATTACATAACTCATACTAACTTTATCATAAAATGATCCCAATTTCGCCATATGATTTGGAAACCGGACATGCATATTATATTGAATGCTATAATAAAGATGTTCGTACAAACAAATATCGTGGCGTTATTAATAACTTGAACGCCTGTACCTGGAGTGGGCATAATGTACTTGAATTTGGAAATATGATTGAATATGTAAACGGACAAGAAACCACATCGACTGAACGGGATTCTCCAACCTTTCCTGGAAATATCTATTACATACATGTAAATACCAACGCAACAGAACGCCAATATTGGTTATTTTATAAACCCGTTGCGGATTATTTAATGACTACACAAGTGCTTAAACAACGTACTCGCTTGGATGAAGTAAGTATTTGGGGGTTATATAAACAGCATTTGCGCCCTCCCCCCGGGCTTGGCCCAAATGCTGATTATTTAATGACTACAGAATTGCTTAGACAATGTACTCGCTTGGATAAAGTAAGTATTTGGGGGTTATATAAACAGCATTTGGGCAAAGCCCGGGGGGATGTCGCAACACATGGTGGGATCCCACCGCTGCGACGCTCGATGAAATTTGATGAACACCGGGTCGGGAATGGGTTAATGCTTGTGTATCTAACCCCAGAAGAAAAAAAAATGAAAAGTGAGCAATGGCGTTTTAGATGTGCAAAGGTGTAAAACATAATGTAATATTACACAGTATACCTAATTTGTGTAATATTATTCATTCAAATACTCGTCGTTCTTCAATGTCTAATGGGAATAAAAAGTTTGTTTCGTTAATATACTCTATTGTAAAACCTATAAAATCTCTAACCAAATAAAGTGCATGTTTACACGTATCACGAATATTACTTATGTAATCAGTCATTTCTTATACAGTTAAATAAGTATTATCTCTTATTTTTAAGTAAAAATTAAATAATTGTAATTATTTAACGAAGTGCGGTTGATTGTAACGATTGTGTATAAGGATTTTTCCTGAAAGCATTGAGAAGATCTGGGTCCATTCTTTCTACTTCTATATTTTGCTTGGATTGTGATGGTTCAATCATTTTTCCATATAATTCTTTGGACATGGGTTGTTGTGGCATATTAGAAGGCGCCCACATACGATTATTTGATCTATCTTCGTCTCTCTTTGCGATATTTACATGCATGTTTGCATTGAATAATTGCATGTTGCCACCATTAGTTCTTCCTTCTATTGTCTGCTCCTTCTTTTCGTTGTTGTGTTGGTTATTGTTTGACATATAACTCGTCTGACCGTATTTAGTCGAGGAACCTCCTGCATTACCAGTAAAAGGAAGGGTTGTTGTGTCACGCTGATTGTCGATACTTTGGTGTTGAGATACCAAATACGCATCAGACCCTTGATTTTGCATGTTTGCGTTAGGGGCGTATAATGTAGTCTCTTTTACAGTGGTTGGTGCAACATCATCCGAATTAAATACTTGTTCTCTTTCAACTGTAGATCCTGCGTTTCCATATACACGCATGTTATTAATAACTTCCTGTTTTTTGGTCGGGTTTAACATTTGTGTAATTGGTGCAGTTATCGCACTAATAGCGTTTGTAAATCCAGATCCATATGTAGTTCCTCCGGCTTTATTATTAAGATCTCGATTATTTGTGTAGTGTTTATAGCTGTTTTTTACTCCTGATGTGTTGAACCCAGCATATGGGCCCTGAAGATTTGTAATAGGCGTGGTGCCTAATTCTTGTCTATGGCTAGGAGTATGTTCTCCTTTTATATAGGTAGATCCATTGTTTGCAATAGAAGCTACACCCGTGTATGACTCTGAATGCATTCTTGCTGTATCATGAACTTCTTGTGTTGGTCGTGATGTTGACGCCTTTATTTCACCTGTTGTTTTTAACCATCTATCTTGAGATTGTTCAAAGTATGTGTCTGGTTTATGTTGTTCCATTTTTCCCATAATACCAAGATTTTTTACATTTGATGCAGCAGGGCCTTGATGGTTATCTAGAGTGTATTCCTGTTTGGGATTAGTAGCAACACGTAATTGATCAACATTTCTTGGCATGTATGATTCTCGTGCTTCCATTCCTGCATTGAGACCACCAACGCCCTGTGTGTTATATCCTGCGTCAAGTCCAGGAGCAACCATCTCGCTCTCAAATGGTTTCATGTTATTAAACTTAAGACCTGGATTGGTACGAGACTGAAAGAAATCATTCATGTTAGGTTGTCCATGTGACAATTGAACATTGTCTTGAGGTTGGAAAAGTGGGGCACGTTCTTGTTTTTTAATATATTGGCTTCCGCCACCTGACATATTATCTAACATTGTGTCACTTCTAGTTCCGTCTAAAGTATGTTGTGTTGTTTTTGAACCATTAAATGGTATCATGTTGTTGTGTGAAAAATTGTTCTCATCTACGTAGGAACCAGTAAGTGAATGCACTTGGTTCATATTATTTCCTACTTTTTTACCTCTGATTTCATTTTGATAATAATTATGTTGATCAAAATATTTTTCTGTGGCATCATTTGGGTTATTATAAGACGAATAGTTTGTTCCTTCTGCTGCTCTATTTTTAGTTTTTGGTGCAGGATAATCACTGGGTGAAAATGGTGTAATATTAGCGTATCCTTCTTTTGCCTTCTGTAAGTTTCTAGCTGCTTTATTTTTGGGATGAGACGAGGGGGGATTTTCTTGTTGGGGCGTGTCTTTCATTGACAATGCAAGACCTCCTAATGCAACAATTGGTATTAATACTTCCATATGATATATATACTAAATAAGTATATTATATTCTTAACAATACTTATTTAGTGCATGAGTTCAATTAATATATAATTGGTTAGTGTGGTGCACGTGGTAACAATTCCATTGATTGAAGTGGAGTAAGAGAAAGTTGTTTGGGTGTAAATGTATCTTTTTCTAAAATACGAGTGCTAAGGTTATTTTGAAATTGCATAGTTACATTTTCCTGAGGATCTAAAATAGTTGGGTATCTTGGAAGACGACTTTCCTGATCACGTATTTCCCATGCAGGAGCAATTGCCCGAGACTGTTCGGTGTATAAGCAGTTGTTGTTAGGATATTGTATTTTACTTGTACTTACATTGTGCTTCGTATATTCAGATGCCCCCATACAGTCTCTGTTTAATGGACGAATACCCTTAAGATTGCTTTCCACGTCAACACTGTTTGTCATATAATTTGCTCCCCACTTTTGTAATCGCATTTGAGGATCTTCAATGTAATCGGGTGTGGTACCATTTCCTGGTGCGTTTATCATATAGTTACATGGAAACACCGATTGTCGCAATTGATCTTCTATTCTTGCAGGATCATCTCTAAATCTAGTTGAAGCCATATTGATACAAATAGTTTATATTAATATAGCATACGAGTATATTTTTTTGTAACTAAAAAACCATAATTTTATTTAACAGGTTTGTTAAGAACTTGGAAGAGGTGCCAAACATAGTCTGATTTCTCCTAAACTAGCAACGTTATATTTTACTACTAAGGGAAGATCGTTTTCTAGATAGACCTCAATCTGTGCACACAAGTTCGTGCATTTGATAAAATATCCAAGGTTTTTCAGTGAAAACTCACCTTGAATGATTTTCGAAGAATCTTGTTTGAGTATGAAATCCATGCTTCCGTCAGACTCAGCTCTATGAATTTCTGCACTTGCAAACTGACCACTGCACTTAAAAATAAGTTCATTTCCTACAGACTTGATCTCAAGCTTGTCTGAAATAACAGACAAATCTCGAATAATTTTCTGAAAATCACCTGAAGGTAGGTTAATGATTGAAGAAAACTTTACATCTGGATAGACGAGATCTTCCGGGTCTGGTTCAATAAGTCTAAGCTTCTGTGTTTTACATTGTTTAATTTCTCCATTCTCAAACTTAAGTGCGAGATGAGAAACAACGCCGTCATTATAGTCATCTTTTTCAATGTACATTGTAAGAGTATCGTCGTTATCAATTGAATTGATAAGTTTAAATAGGTGGAACATGTTTACCCCGATCACGATTTTCTCTGGCTTACATTCGTAAAACTCAAACTTGTCAGCATTTAGATGCATGTGTGCTAGAACAGTATGGCTTTTGTCCATATTGATAATACGAATACCATCAGATTGAAAGGTAATATTCGTTTCAAGCAAAATGTCCTTTAATGCAGTCATTAAAGTACGAAAAGGGGAGATTTGAACGGTTTTGATGGTCAATACATTGTTTGCGCTGTCTGCCATTATTAATAACTTACCACTACGCAAATCTTTAAGTGTTTATACACTTATTCTTATTTCATACAAACGCACCCACAATAAAAATACCTGGTTAAATAGATTACATGTTATAATAATTTATAGAGGGAACCTCTTCTTCGCTATACGAGCTGTTTGTTTTGCTAACTTGCTGTATGTTTTGATTGATTTTATTACTTGTGCAATGAGTTTGTTTTTTTTTAATTGTTCTGATTGTTTAATTTTTATTTCTTGTTTTTCTCGTTTTGCATGTTCTTTCAATTGTATTTTCCTTTGTGCAATTGCTTGTTTCACGGACTTAATATAGACTTTCTTCCAGACAGCTTGTTGCTTTTTAATTTCGGTATCTTCCTTGAGTTTATCTTTTGCTTCTCTTAAAGTCATTCCCTGGTTTACATATTGCATATAAACGTTCTCTTTTATAAAACGTGTCGTCATTCTTTTTATTTTGCCTTGATACACTTTTTTATTTTTTTCATCCAGATCTTGCATGTCTTGTCTTGTCTTTTGGATTTGATTTTCTATTCGTTTTTTTTCACGATGAGCCTTTTGGATCGCAGCATTTGCTAAAGATCTATTGCATCTCTCTATTCTATATTTTTTAATAACATCACAGTAAATCATTAATGAAACTAATAACTGAAAGCATAGTTTCGACAGTAAATATCGACCATTTAATAACTCTAGTTCTGAAGATCGAATATTTTTTAATGCATAAAACCCAGTGAGTAAGTCTTGTGCTCTACGTTCAGATGTCACATGGACGATGGGTCCAACCCCCTTATATACTTCTTCAATCATTGGATGAAACTTATCTACAATCTTGGGTAAACCAACAATACATGTAAAGATGTGTCTAGTTGGTTTGGGAAATGCGCACGCAACTTGCCGTGACAGATTGATTGTCGAAACACGTATTTCCCCGTCTGCAGTTGATACTTGCTCATTGTATACCCCGACATCACCATATAGTTTTTCTACTAATCCATGACGAGTAGCTTTGCGTAATTGATCTAGCGTCAATATCGAGTAAAGATTACGATTTGTCATAAAATATCTATTGTTGTCTAGAATAAGACGTATTTTTGTATCATAATCAATGAATTTTTTTATATACCATTTCATATCACATGGTAACCTTGCGAAAAGACACATGTTAAGTGACTTCGGTGTATGATCCATTCTTGTTATTCAGTTTTACTGTATCATAAGTTTTGTTAGTGCATCAGATATCAATATATGTTAAAGTTTCAATTTATTTTACACAGGTAAACGGATGAGACGTACGTACGTGCGCTGTATTTTGTATATCATATTATAGTTAGTATACCATATAAAAAGATATTGTCAATACAATATTATATGCATCATGGAAATGCCTGCAGAAAATTATCAAAACATTGAAGAGTTCTCAAATGAAAACTTTTATGGAACATGTGAAAAATATGTAGACAGCCTCTTTGAAAAATGCAAAGATGACAAGTATATGAGGTCTAGACTTCTTATACACTTAAGAGATATTCTACCTAATGCATTGGATAATGAATGCAAAACCCATAAAGAGAATGAGAAAAGGAAAGTAATATTGGAGAAAGAACTTCATTCTTTTCAAACCTATTTTTTGGCGACGAACCTCTACTATTTTTCTCCAAGTAATTCGTCATTTTATCTCTATGATGGAACTAATTATAAGCCAGTAAAGGAGGATGATATTATCTATCAGGTTCTTTCTACAGTTACGTATGATAACAAAGATCTTATCGATTGGAAACATAAAACAAAAGTAAGTTTGATTAAAAAAATAAAAGAACGTTCTCTTTTAAAGAATATTATTCCCGAAACAACTACTATCCAAAAAATATTAAACCTATTGTCCCCCACTCATTTTCGAACAAGAAATGAAGCAAAATATTTTTTGACATGTATTGGAGATAATATATTGAAAAAGACAACCGACGTTACATATTATGTATCGCCTTCTTCGAAACAAAAGATAACGGAGATAGATAGCATGTCTTCAGTTGTGCTTGGTATCAATAACATCACTACAAACTTTGTTTCTAGATACAACGAAAATGTAAGTATGCATAAATGTCGACTTATTAAAATGCGAAAAAATAATGGTTTGTATGAATCATGGGTTGATATGTTAAGAACTGATGGGTTAAACATTTTATGTGTTGCAGTTCATTATTCGGGTACGCACGGATCTGGAGATAAGTTTTTAGAAAAACGTGATGAATTATGTGAATATGCTCTTATGCTAAAAAATAATACTCCACAGACTATTGTAGACAATTTCTGTTCAAAATATGTGCAGGTATATGAAGATGAACCGATGAGTATAACAACAAAAACACGATCTAATATGACATGGAAAAACCTCCAATATATTTGGAAAAGATATTTGTCATCTCAGTGTATTCCAAGTGTTGTTTATACGAACACCTTAAAAACTATGCTTTCAGATAAATATAAATACGACGAAAAAAGCGACTCTTTTATTAATATTACTAGTAGATTTATTCCTGTAGTTAGTGATTTTATTTTATTTTGGACAAACACTGTAACCAAGTGTTCAAAGTCAATAGGAAACGATTATGAAGTAGATGAATTATGTAGTTTATTTTATAAGTATGTAAATGATAACCCCACAATGTTTTCTACCGCAGGGAAAATCGTAGAAGATGATATACTTAACATTTTACGTTTTTATTTCCATGATATTGAAATCATTGCAAACAAATATATTATGAATATTGATTGTAGTCTTTGGGATAAATGTTCTGATATTGTTACAACGTTAGATGATGCAAAAATATGTTTTCAAAAAGAAAAGGAGTTGAACGATGACAAAACGATTACGTTTGATGATCTATACAAGTTTTACATCAAGAAGAAAAAGGGAGAAATTACTATGAGTAAGTCTTATTTTGAAAAGTTTATTGAAACCTATCTTAAACAGTATATCGTGTACAGTAGAGTTCTTTCTGAAAAATGGTTGACAAACACTGTTTTGGATGAGATAACTGAAGAGATTTTGTAAAAATATAATGAAATATAAAATTGAACTATTTCATACTACAGATATCAGTAGTATTCATCTAAGTATACATCATTGTCAAGAACATACATATCCATCTTGTGGTTCTTATTAGTTGCATCAGCCAAGGGAAATGCAAGAATGGTTAATTTATTGCTTGAAAAAGGTATTGATGTAAATATAACAGACGAATTCGATTATAATAATACGGCTCTTTCAACAGCAGTGATAAATGCAAAATATGATGTCGTTGAATTATTACTTGAAAAGGGCGCTGATATAAACAAAGAGAATAACAATGGTGATACACCACTTATACACGCAATTAGATTTGAAGATTACGACATGGTTCAATTATTATTAGAACACCCAGATATTAATATTGAACTTGATCTTGCTACAAACAAAGAACTTAGTCTGGCGGAAGACCTGACACCAGAGGATGAAGAACAAAATGGTATTCCTTATTTGATAGAAAACTACATAGAAACGAAAAATCAAATAAAAAAGCAAAAAGACGATAATATAGAAGAATTATCAAATTATAAACGAGACAACATACCATCACTTTATACTTTGGCATATCATCAAACTCCGTCTGATGTAGATACTATATTCAATCAACAACTTTTAGGTATGAATAGACCTTATGGAAAACTTGACGGTAAAAGAAGAACACGAAAGTCCAAAAGATCCATGGCATTTTAAATCTTCAAGGGTGTAATCGTCATGAAACTTTATTTATAGAAGAAGATTTTGTACATATAATAAAATACTACAATACTAATATTTCTTATGGTAACATCCAGAATGCAATATAAACAACAGAACAAACATTATAAAATTGAAAGGTTTCATACTACAGATACCAGTAGTATTCATCTAAGTATAGATCATTGTCAAGAACATACTTATCCTATTCATACACCTGATTATAATATGGCACCAAGAAATAGAAAACGCAACAGAACTAGTTCTCACGAAACTGACGACAACGCAGATGTCATTAGTATCAGCAGCACAGAACCAGATCCCGAGGAACAATTACAACCAATGGAGAATGTTAGAATAAAAATCGAACCAGGAGTAAATAATTTGGTTGAAAATCCTCAACCAACTATCATGCAAAGAGTAGTTCCTAGTATGACGCCGTATGCTAAGTATATTTATAGGGTAGCTGGTATCTACATCTTTTGGATACTTCTACATTATATTACTGCTCACTTATATGTAAAATATTGTGCAGCATCGTCATTGTATGGTTTGCTAATATCCCCGTTCTTAATTTCATCACCACATTGTATTGCAATGAGATGGGTGTTTTCAAAAGGAGGAACAGTAATTGAAGGTATGTGGATACTTGTGGGAACATGGTTGTGTTCAAAAATTATTACTCAATAAAAAGTTTAAACATAAAAAATTAAAAATGGTATATTGTATTGTACATATACCATTTTTACTGTAAGTATAATAAATGGGTTTTAAACATATTACAAATCATAAGGGCATCTAGCTCATTTAATGGGATATGCATATAGAACCGCATCTTCTCGTTTTATTCAAGAGACTTACATTTTGTTTTTCCAAATATGAATGTTAAAAGAGAGAAAGACTTACCATACTCCTTATACTGTTTCTTAAAATAAAGCAAAAATCCAATGATCACTGTCAAAGACACGGCTGCAAAAAGAATATCCATTGATTTTAATAATCCAGTAACTAACGCAGCATTATCGTCAAAAGAACTATAATAATCTACATAGTTCTTTAATACAAGAATTATAAATAATCCAATTATAGCTGCCATAGTATACTGAATCTCAAGTCTATTAAATAACAAAAAGAATGCCCATATAGCTAATGTTTTACCCGCCAATACCATTGGATGAACCTGTTTTTCAGATGATGTGAACCCTAAACAAAAATAAATAACCATCAAAATAATTACATTTTTAGCATACATGTTGTTAGATAAAAGTTTTTGAGATTGACAACTTAATGTTTCAGCAACAAAGTTTCCTGCTACGGCTATGATTAATAAAAATATTCCGACGACTGTATCAAACTTATTTGATTGTTCCATTACTGATTTATACATACTATACAGAAAATATTTATAAACCAAAGAGAGAAGAGAAACGCCATCAAAAATCCTTTTCATTTTTACACCTTTTCTCATTTAGAATGCCGTTTGCCATGTTTACCTCTCTTTACTATATATTTGTTTCTTTTTCGTTTTCGTTTTCGTTTTTGTTTTTGTTTTCTTATTCACTCTATTCTTTCTTTTTGTTGTACTAACACCTCTACGACCACCACGACTGATTTCATTGTATGGTTGGTCTAACACCTCCGTCTGCAAAAAATTATCTGGGACAATGTCAGATTCTGTAATGGTTTGCCTTGACATCCCTTCTAGGGTTCCCATCCGTCTTCTATTTACTATTAATTTAATGTCTTCGATAACATTATACATCTCTCCATATAACACGTGACATTCTTCAAACTCTTGTATCACCGCATCTACCTCTTCGTGTGCCTCATTTATTTCTTGCTGTTTATTTATCAACGTTTCCCAAACATAGTCGTAGTGTTCTCTTATGTGAGCTGGGGGTCCATTCTCGTAATTCTTCTTATACTGTTTTAAAGCTGCCAACGTATCAACTTTATCTTGTTTAAACTCTAAAGTTGCACTGTATAATTCTGGAAATCTCATATATAATCGGAAAAGATAATAATCTTCTGTTATAACGCTATCGTTTTATTCTCTACATTTTCACTTGTTTTCATTGCAATAAACCATAATGCGTTCCAAATAAGAAAAGGTTTAAAACTTGTCTACTCTTCCTTTCCTGTATTTTTTTGTTCTTGCTTTCTTTATTTCTCTCTTTGTTAACTCTCCATGTGTCTTTGGTGTTTTACGTGTGATCTTCTTTTCTGGACGATATATATCATTCTTATATTTATATCCAACTTCTCCTCGTTGGTTAACCCATTTTTCTTTAAACCATCTACTAAGACCCTTCTTTTGTGTCTTTTTACCTTTGTATGGATCCTTTCGAGATCCATGTTTTTTCGCATATCTCTTTTTGTATGTTTTTACAAGTATTCCACTACGATACGCACTGTGTTTTGGGTTCTTCTTATATACTTCTTTTTTAACCTTTTCGTATAATTTTGTATCACGTGGTTCTGGCCTATCAGACATTATAAGATAGACTATTATATTATGTAAAGAGAGAAATATACTTACCAATTAAAAATACACTATATACAATCATTTGTATATTTTATTTACACAGCCTTTTTCCTGAGAATAATCTTCTTAGTTACTTTCTTTTTATTGTCAACCCCGCTAATAGACGCTTGAAGTTGTTCACGGTGTCTTGTATATTCTACATATAGATCATCTAATTCTTTCATCCACATTTGTTCAGTAGTCGTCTCTTTCAAGATCTCCAGTTCACGTAGCTTGTCATTATATTGATTTGATAGCTTCTCTACGTTCTCTTCTGTTACACTATCCATTGACATTTTTATCAAATATTTATAATCCTCCTCATCATCTAATGTGTCAAACTTTTTGTTTTGAAGCATTTCAGTGATCTCGGCACGTTTCTTTCTACGCAGATCAATATCTCCGTCTAATGTTTCTTGAATATATCTATGCTTATTACTTAGAATAAGTAGTTCACGTTCAAGCTGCTTGATCATATAATCCTTTCGTTCTACATAAAGACGCATACGAGTATCAAAGTAGTCACGAATAATATCGTTTGGACTAGTATATTTTCTTAACTTGTCATTCGCATCAAACAAATGCATATTTGTAGTAGACATAGTTGTATACAGTTTCAATGTCTTTTCAAGTTCGGTGCAACCTGTTCCGGAATCTAAAATCTTTGAACTTAATTCTTTTACAGTTCCCTTTGTCATTGTAACTGTAATATCTACTGTTGTGTCTTTGCTCATGTCATCGTAGTCTTTTACAATAGGAGTCACCTTTTTTCCATTCTTATCTGTCGTGTCTGTTAATTTTTCTAGGTATTCTTTAAAATCGTCTGTCCATAATCCAACAGGTAACTCAGTAATCCTTACTTTGTCATCCCCGACAACTTCATGTCTTCCACGAACAATGAACTTTCCTTCAGATACATTTGCAATGGAACCATTGAACCCCTCGTAGTATGGAATAAACTCACGTGTTGTTTCAAACTCCCCTGTCATTAATCGACCTCGAATGTATTCGATGATCTCCGTTGGGTTATAACATAACACTTCTGTGCTGAACCCTGTGCCAATACCTTTTGTTCCATTTACAAGAACCATCGGAATGATTGGTGCATAAAATGTAGGTTCTACTGGTAGTCCATCATCGTCAAGGTAATTGAGAATGTTATCATCCGTATTAGGAAACAACTTGCGTGTAATAGGAGATAATAGTGTATAGATATATCTTTCCGATGCACTATCCTTTCCTCCTCGCAATCTTGTTCCAAACTGACCATTAGGTAAGAACAGATTGCGAGGAGGAAAGGAT